TAATTCAATCAAATATTCAAATATAGTATCATAAGTTATACCTAGTTCTATTTCCGACTTTCCACCTTTCATCATCCTTTTATTTCTTCTTGTTTTTGATTTTGTTCTGGTTGATTTTGTTCTGGTTGATTTTGTTCTGGTTGATTTTGTTTTTAATGTTGTTTTTGATTTTTTTCTTGGTTTTGTTTTTGACTTTCTTAATTGTTTCATTATATATTATATAATAATATTTTTATTATGGGTAATAATATGTCTAATATGTGTAATACTACAACTATTTTATTATTCTAATATATTATATATTACATGAATTTCGACTTGAACTTGAATAATTACAAAAAAGAGGAATTGGAAGATATTTTTGATTTACCCGTAAATTATGACTCGTCTACCCTCGATATGAAAGAAAGTCAATTAAGAGAAAATATACATGCCGACTTTACATTGAATCAACAAGTGCGAAATAAAACGATTTCCTTTTTACAAGAAGCAAAAAAATTACTTTTAACGGATTTGAAAAACACGGTATTTAACAAAATTTCGGCTGCGAATATTTACAATACCGACATGTCATTGAAACCAGTGAAAGTAATTCAAGAAAACGGCGCAAATATGGTCATTAATCGTCCCAACACGGCGTTTGCCCAATCGTTTCCGAGTGAATTTTATGAGGGGATTATTAATCCGCTCAAGAAAAGATCATTAAGGCAATATTTAAATATTGACACTCGCTTTCGCGATAATTATTACGGGTCGCTGTCTACTAATTTTCATTTTGATTTGCCTATTAAATTTTCTAGTGTTGCGACGATGCAGTTGACGGCGTTTGAAATTCCCAAGACTTATTATTATATTTCCAACAAAACCGGGAATAACTTTTTTACGATTGGAATTGAAAGTAGTAGTCATTCGGCGCAGGAAGTTGTCTTTGTTCCAGATGGAAATTATACTCCTGAAACAATGGTCGCGTTTTTGAATCATTATGTTAGTAGCGGTCCTTTGTCTACTTTGGATAAGTACAATGATTTGGTCTTTACGTTGAATAGTGGGACGGGGTCTGGAACTGGACAGTTGGTCGTCGGCATTGATGATGGTGTGGTGGATTTATTTGATTTTTCTTTGGAGTTTAATACGAATAGCACGGGGGGCGAGGATGTAAGTACGCCATTGCCTTTGAAATTAGGGTGGATACTGGGATTTAGAAATGGTAAATACATTGGTAGTCCTAATTATGTTGGTGAGGCGCCAGTGGATCTGAATGGTATCAAGTATATGTATTTGGTGGTGGATGATTATAACAACAATGTCAATAATAGTTTTTACAGTGCTTTTAATTCGTCTATTTTAAATAAAAATATTTTAGCACGGATTTCATTACAAACTGGGACAGGGTTTTTAGATGTAAATAGTCAGAATAATTTAATGCTTACCACTACGGCGCGTCAGTATTTTGGTCCAGTGGATATACAAAAGTTGAGGATTCAGTTGTTGGATGAATATGGTCGGGTCATTGATTTGAATAATACGGATTATTCTTTTTGTTTAACATTACAATCATTGTACGATTTATAATTGTACGATTTATAATTTTTGTTGTGGGTGGGGGATGGGGGGTTTAGGGAAGGGATATGGTGGTTGTAATTATTATCTTTATTATTTATATATGTCGTCATGTATAAATAATGAAAAAGCAAAATCTTGTTTTGGGAATGGGGTGTCATTCTATGCTAGCGATTATATTACAAACAAACGTAAAAAGTGTGTAAAAAAATGTGTGGATCGGCGAAAGGAGGTGAATACTGCTGACCTAAGGTATGGCATAGTTACTACTAAGGATTATGAGGGGATTACCGTTCTTTGTAAAGTAGGTCCTAAAGTGGGAGGCGAATTTGTGTGTGATGCACCGACGACTATTGATACTGACTTGACGCCTTTTTATAGTTATTATAATATTCCTGTAAATTATTAGAGGAAATGAGATAATATGTAACCCGTGAAAACCACTGCGAATAAAAGAAACGCGTTGGTGGTTGTCAAATATGGATGACGACATTGGGATTTGGTTTTGGAACTGGATTTGGATCTTGAACCACCAAGAATCGCACTTTTATTGCCGAAATCATTAAACTTATTACTGAGTATTTGATCCTTCGCTTCTTGTAAAGTGCTATCTATTGTTTTTGTTGTTGACCGCACAGTAATGAAGAATACGATCACTACAATCACAATACAAGAAATTAAAACAATTAGACTTGTATTATCCATATCTAAATAATATATTATATAAGAAGAAAAAATTTTATTTCTTATATAAATCTGCTGATTGATTCATTGTGGAATTGTTGTTTTTTACACGAATTTTGATGTTATATAAGCCACTAAAATAGTGCCTAATAAAAGATAAATACCAGTGGTGGTCATTGTTGTTGATTTTTTGTTTCCACGCTTTTTTCTTCTGCCACCAACTACGACAGTGGATGCGTTAGAATCCACGGAACTATTATTTATGGAAGGATATGACGTTTGATTAGAACCACTCTGTTTATTGACAAAATAGTAAATACCATAACCAATTGGTATTATTAAAATTAATAAAAACAACAAATACATACTACTGCGCATTATATATTATATATTAAACCAAGAAAAATATATAATTCAAATGAGAAAAAAATACATTTTAAATAAAATAAAAATCAAAATGTATTTTCTTTTTCTAAATAAGTTTCAGATTCAAAATCAAAATCAAAATGTTAGAAAAGACTTTTATTGAACATATTTCATTTTATGATGAACGAATTTTACTATAAAAGTAAATAGACGCAGTTGTTAACGCACAAATGGTTAGACCCGAAAATATGTTTTGGGAGATTTTTTCTTTATAGTCGTTATGGGTTTTATCATTACTATGATCTGGAGGTAAATCCATGTCTAAAATGAATTGATCTTCATATTCTTCTTCTTGGATTCGGGGTAAATAATTTACACTCTTTTCCTGTATTGAATACTCGTTACATCTTTGATTTGAACTTGGTTTTGGAGTTGGATTCGGGTTTAATGCTAAATGTTTATGATTGTTGTTTTTTTTTGGAAATACATGTTTCGGTGGTGTTGGAGGATCAATTTCTACATAAAATCCCCAGTCTTCATCCTGCTCGTTTTTTGTATTTACGCAAACATCATTCATATTCTTTTTTATTACTTTTTGTTTTTGATTATAAGTATGATATAAATAATGGGTTTGATAATCGTCACGATAATCATTATGATAATAAACATCATCCATTAAATCATTATTTTGAAATATCATTTGTAACATTTTTTTTGATTGGTTGGTCTTGTATTAATAAATAGTAATATTTAATTACTTTTTATTTCAATTTTATTTTTTAGTTTTTTAGTTTTGGGTTTTTTTAGTTTTGGGTTTTTTTAGTTTTGGGTTTTTTTAGTTTTGGTGTAACATACGTTTTGCCTTTTGGGCGATGCGGGTGTGTTTTGTTTGACGTGCTCTAACATACGCAGCATATACTCCCTTTCTTGAAACTTTACAGGTGTTCTTTTTACAGATGGGGAATGATTTTTTGCTTTTTGGTCCTAAAAAACATTTGGATCCGCATTTTTTACGCATAACGGTTCGCTGATGGTAGTTGGGTTTTTCATTTTTCCATCCTTTCCAAGGGACATTTTTACGAGTTTGAGTCATCTATAATATTGCTAGATTTTATTGCTAGATTATTAAAATAAAAATATATTTGTATTGTATCTATGGAACAGGACAATAAAAATGATCTATCTATTCAAGAAGTGAAAATTGATATTATGGACATTGGTGATGATAAGTGCGATAATTGTGATATAGGTGACATGATGATCAAAAAAAATGTATTTCATTTTTTAAAGAAAAAAAAGAGGAATTCTGGTGAAGAAGCGATGAAAAGTTTTGAAGACGGAGGGAGCAGTAATGGTGACGATAATTATTTCGGGGAAAACACTAGCGATTTAAGTGATACGTATAGTGAAGACGATATGAATTCTATAGACAATAATCAGGTGGTGGCTGGTGTAAAAAATCGGATTATTTACAAGAAATTAAATTATCATCAAGTAGAGCGCAGTATTGATAAATATTATTCGGATATTAATCATAAATATTCGTCGGCATTGGATATATTGGCTAGTTATTTGAAGGGTCATAAAATTATTTACATGGAGGCAAAGTCGTATTCTGAACAAAAGCTGAATATGCTTATGATGCCGGCGATTTTACTATCCACCGCAGCCACGGTGTTGGCATCGGTGGTCGATGTATTTAGTTGGGGTTCTATATTGATATCCTCCGTGAATGCGGTGATTGCCTTTTTGTTGGCGATTGTGAATTATTTGAAATTGGATGCTGCCTCCGAGGCGCACAAAATATCGTCTCACCAATATGATAAATTACAGTCGACGGTTGAATTCACCTCGGGATCCATATTGTTGTTTAGGGATTTTTCGATTGGTGTTTCACCCGGAGGAGGGGGAGAAGAAAATGCTATTGTCGTGCGGAATCATGAAACAAATTTGAATTTGAATTTGAATTTGAAAAAGGAATTAGAACAAGAAATGATGAAAAAACTGACGGATGTGGAAAAGAAAATCGCTGAAATCAAAGAAACGAATCAGTTTTTAATTCCACAAGCGATTCGTATGCGTTACCCGGTTATTTATGGTACGAATATTTTTTCCATCATCAAAAAAATAGATGATCATAGAAAAAAGACGATTACGAATTTGAAGAATGTCAAGAATGAAATCCGCTATATTAATGCTGTCTCCAAAACAAATAGCCACATGCTTTCAAATGATTATCGGGGGCAGTTGGTGAAATTATTTAATTTGAAAAAGGATTTGGTCAAGGAAATACTACTTTTAAAATCCGCTTTTTCTATCATTGACCAAATGTTTCAAAAAGAAATATCGAATGCTGAAATTATAAAGAATCGCTGGATTTGGGGGTATATTTTTCATTATAAAAAACTGGTGAGTCCCCTTGAGTTGAATCCTTTTATTGCGAATTTGATGGATCCATTCAGAGAAAAAATAGAATAGAATAGAACAGGTTTCAGTTTTTAGAAACCGATGAATCGATAAAATATTTCTATCAAGGATGTATTGAAATGGTCTGGATTTTGGTTTTCTGGCGGACGCTGTGGAATTGGTGGTGGATTTATGGGGACGAGTATCTCCCTATAAATATTTCTGGAATTATCAATGATTATTTGTAATTTAACTTGTTGTTCTTCTTCTTCTGGTGGTGGTTGTTGGTTACAATACTTGGTTTGTATTTGTTTACACAAGGTTGGGTCTGGTATTTCCAATCTTTTCATAGGGTCTCGACAATAAGCGCAAACGGGGGGTTTGTTAATGTTACCGTTGAGACTTTTGAAATATTTTTGAATACAATCATTACAAAATGTATGATTACAATTTGTGATGATTTGGTTGGCTGATGGGATTTCGTCGAGGCAAATGGGGCAGACGTGTGTTTGGTTTTGGTTTTGGGTTTCTGGGGTTGATTTTATTGTGATGTCGAATTTTCTTTGCGGTGGGCGGAATTCATACATACGATTCAATAATAGTTCTTCCAGTTCAAATGAATCGGAAATTAGCTCGGTTTTTAAATATTGGTCACCGTATGTTTGATAATTTTCGTCGCTTATTTCATTGAGTTTTTGTTTTAATTCATCATTTGAATAGGAATAAACTGTGTCTTGATAATTTACACGTAAATAATGTACATATGTATTTTTTTCATCATTTATAGTTAATTTTTTCAAGTTTTTTTTATAAATTAATATTTTTAATTCATCATAGGACAACAGATTCAATAATTCTTTAACACATAAACTGATGTCATAATGTGAAACGAGGGTTTTAAATAGAACTGTTATAAATATGAACTTTTCTAATACTGTTTTATCGAGTATTTCAATGGATGGGTCTTTACATTTGTTTATGTTGTGACCAATATGATGACAATATGCGCATTTTGTTTTTGACATGTTTTTTTTGTGAGTTTTATTTCTGGGTTTGTGGGTTTTGTTTGTTGTTTGACAATATAGATGGTTTGAAAAATAAATTCAATTTTATTTTTTTGAATTAAAAATTGATTGTTTTTATTTGTTACATTATACATCTTATCAGAATTATAAAAAGATATAAAAATGACACATGATAACGGCATCCATGACAATAAGAGACATGAAAATGGTTTTAATGATTCGAATGGATATTTATATATAGCAGAAGGATTTCCTAATTTATGTATTCCGCGGGTGAATACGCTTGTTACTAAAGAACAGGTTTTTGAAACTATAAATAAATACTCTTTTGGATCTATACAAAAAATTGATGTGATTAAAAAAAAGGGCTCTTATAAAAATAATGATTTGTCTAACATGGTGTTTATATATTTTAATCAATGGTATGATAATGCGCTGGCGAAAAGTGTGAAAGACCGGTTAATGTCTGGAAAAGATATTAAAATAATCTATGATGATCCGTGGTATTGGAAAATTTCGGCGATAAAAGTTTAGACGACTCACCTAAGTTTAGGAATTGCTACGAAAATGTAAGTAATGTATGTTTTTTGTTTTTTTGTTTTTTATTTTTCATTTTAATATCTTCCTTTATCATATAAATGTCTATTCAAGCATTCAAAAAAAAGGGAGTTATTCGATATGGGTCAAATGTATCGGGAAAACGACCCGGGGGTGTGTGGCTAAATCAAGGACCTTTTGGAAAAAATGATGGGACATTGGTCATTGGTGCTGCGGGTCCAGAAGGTTTTTCTATAAATGGTGGTAGAAGAAACGTGGGGTACGTTGGTCAAAGTATGGCAATGTCTAGAAATGGCACTCCTTTTAGGGGACAGTTTCCCTATGGATCCGGTGGTTGTTGCGGAACATATAAACGCGCTGAACCGGTTTATAATGCGAGTCGCGCGATTGTTTTAGGCGATCAATATCGTTATATCAAACCATCGGTTCTCTCTACAAAGGGTATGTTGGAAAAGAAATACAAGTGGATCAACAATGGTCAATATCCGAATGTTTGGGTACAACCGGTTTATGG